AGGAGTACCTAGTGTGTTCCTACGTACATTCGGTTGTAACTTCCGTTGCATGAACTTTGGACTTGGCAAAGGTGAACCTAGTCGTGCTGAGAAGCATGAAGCAGGACAACGATACAATCAAGAAGTAAAAGACTTACTAGATGATGGCATTGTTGAAAAGACTGAAAAATTTACAGACTTGCCTATCATTCATACAGGGTGTGACACTTATGCAAGTATCTATCCTGAGTTTAAAGACTTTAACAAACTTGCAGAAGTTGAAGAAGTAGTTGAACATTTGCTATCGCTTACTCCAGAAGGTAAGTGGACAATGGATAACGGTCAAGATATCCATCTTATTATGACAGGTGGTGAACCGTTGTTAGCGTGGCAACGTCTTTACGTAGAGCTGTTCGAACATCCCCGCATGAAGGATTTAAAAAATGTCACATTTGAAACAAACACTACACAAGTTCTACACGACGACTTATACAACTATCTCAACGATAGCGACAGAATTACAGTCACATGGTCGTGTTCGCCAAAGCTATCCGTTAGCGGAGAATCTTGGGAGGATGCTATACGTCCTGGTGTCGCTCTTAATTATTCCACTGTTGCTGGCAGTGATGTTTATCTTAAATTTGTTGTTGCTGATCGTGCAGATATTGAAGAAGCTGGGCGAGCTGTGCAAGCATATCGTGATGTCGGCGTTGAGTGTCCAGTATATTGTATGCCGCTTGGAGGACGCTCGGAAGAGTATGTCCTTAACGTTCAAGAGGTTGCGCAGGTCTGTATGGAAAAAGGATGGCGCTTCACCCCCAGGCTTCATATATCCTTATTCGGAAATGCATGGGGTACGTGAGCAGTACAAAAATGAACAACACGAACGGGCTATGAAGGCACCAATTAGGAAGCCTATGAGTCCAGAAGAGATGAGACAAAAAGGATTAATATAATGTGGAATAAAATAAAAAAGACAGTAAGTAAGTTACAAGGCAATCCGCAAGAAAGTGTAGCAAATGACGAATTGTTGACGCAGAAAAGTGCCAACGAAGATCAACGTAGAGCTATTCTTGAAAAGGAAAAACAAGAAGCTTCCGATAAAGGTGAAGCTTGGGTTGCTGTACTAGACACACAAATTAATCCTGACAACATTAAGAACGGATTCTTTGAGCTTGATTGGAACAATGAATTTATTGAGCAACTGTTAGACGCAGGTTATTCAGGCGAGTCAAATGAACAAATTGTAGACGCTTGGTTTAAGACATTGGCACAACAAATTCTTGAAGACGAAAATGTTAGCTCTAATAGAGATATGGGCTATATTAATGTTGTGCCTATTGAAAAAGGTAAGAGTGAAGTAAGCTAATGAAAACTAGTGAAATTGAATATTTTGGTATGCTTACTAGTTTACGAAATTCACAACAACTTTTTGAAGCCGAAATAATAATGACAGAACCTGTTCTTGCATTAACTTGGCTCAAAGAAACATACGGAGCGATGGATACTTTTAAGTGTCCATCCTTTGTTGCACAGATGAAAAATACTTACTATATTACTAGTCCATTTGATTTTACTATATCAAAACAAGGCGATGAACATTGGGGTATAACTAATGATAAACCCAAGACAGCAAGACTATCTCCGTTTTTTGATATAAGAATGCCTGAGTCTACAAAAATTAAAGATAGTATTTGTATGAATCTAGGCTTGCAATATTATTTTGCAAACAATAACGATAACATTATAATGGAGGTTTCTGATCCTCTGCTTGTACACTTACCATTAAAAAACATACCAGGGCAGTTTAATATAAGCAAATGGTTTAGGCCAACTAACTTTACATTTTTCTTAAATCCCGGAATTACAACAGCGAGCTTTAAAAGAGGACAGCCATTATACGCGGTTAGATTTAATACTACAGACAATGTTAAACTAACTAAGATAGAAGACTTAGATCGCAGAGAACGTATGTTGCATGAGCAAATGCGAGGAACAGCACTCAAAGACTATTATCCCGGACTAAAGTTAGAAGAAATGTACGAACTGTTCAAAGGGTCTATGAAGAGACTTTTCTCTTGACATAACTGTATTTCGGTGTTATACTAAATTCAATAACAAGGAGTTAAGATGAAATACGTAATTGACATTGATGGCACTATCTGCAAGGAAGTAATTATTCCTGACAGTGGTGGCAAGAAAGACTACGCTAATCATATTCCGATGCCCGAGCGCATTGCAAAAGTAAATGCACTGTATGATGCAGGACATACTATTAAATATATGACAGCACGTGGTTGCGTAAGTGGAATTGATTATTGGCGACTAACACACAATCAATTAGTAACCTGGGGCGCAAAGCATCACGAACTAAGTGTTGGCGAAAAAGAAAACTATGATATTTGGATTGATGACAAAGCGTTTTGGAGTGAAAACTTCTTTCGCGAAACAGGAGAAACTTACGAATGACTGATGATAACGGATATGTAACCTTCAAAGGGTTGACAACTACAATCTTGGTATGCGCATTTATGATTGTTGGCGTGCCAGTGTTAATGACTATGAGTATGATTGGCACAGATGAATATGCTAAACAGTGTAACATCAACTTGCTACCGTGCTTTGGCTTGGAGGATACACGATGATTCTTACTAAAGAAAAACGCATTCCTTTAGAGGAACATGAATTTGCAGGATGGGGAAGCTAATGAAAAACTTTATTTTAAACAACTGGAACCTAGTAATGGATTATGAAAAGAATCCGTTGAGTAACATTCCGTCATTGCCAGTACGTCATATGGTTATGCAAGTACTTGCTTGGATGTGGGTAATTGTATTCACTATCGCAAGCGGCACATGGGCATACGCTGGTCTTAATGTTATTGTACATACTGCACTAATTGCTGGTATTGTATTAACTGTTGGTGTGTTTGAAACTGCAAAGCGCAAGCCTAATGTGTTTAACGCATACAGCGGTCGTGCAGGTAACGGCGAACATGAGTGATTACACTTGTGACAACTGGGTAGTTATTAAGATGAAAGGCGATGATCCTCACTATCGTCTTCTTGTTGGAACAACTGGCGGTTACTTAGAAGGCAACAGTTGGCGCATGAACAGTGGCATTACAAAGGTAGAAGAGGACGCAGGGTTCTATTACTTCTATGGTTCTAGTGGGTCTCGATATCGTTGTTGTAACCTTACATCAGCGGCGTACACACTGAGAATGAACAATGCTAATATTTGGGATCAGCTTCAGCAAATTCACGGCGACAAAGTTGAGATGATGCCAGAAGATACAGACTGGATGAATATGGATTGGATTATATCATGAAGTTTACACACCAACACAGTGACGGCACAAAGATTGAAATAGAAATGGCAGAACATGCGTCTATGGATGATGTTCTTGAAGAGTTTCAAAACTTCCTTCGTGCCTGTGGATACGTAATTGAATACAATCAATGTTTAGTTTTGGAGAATATGGATGAGTAGATTTATAGCAGCAATGGATCACAGTGGTGGTTCAACAGGTGGCGTACTAGAACGTTATGGACGTGAGTACACAGAAGATAACAAAATGGATCGTGTACACGAAATGCGTATGCGTATGGTTAACTCACCCGACTTCAACGACAAAAACATCTGGGGAGCAATCCTCTACCAAGACACAGTTACACGTGGCATGGTTAACATCTTGGACGAAATGGGCATTGACTCATTTTTAAAGATCGACAGCGGATGCAACGAAGATGGAACACTTAAACAGTTTCCAGTAAAGCAGATGTTGGAGTGGGCTACAAATGGCATTGGTCCTAAAATCTACGGCACTAAGATGCGTAGTATTGTTAAAAGCGCAGACATGGTACATCCAGTTCTTAAACAGCAGTTTACACTAGCACAAACAATCAGTGAGTATGGGCTAGTACCAATCATTGAACCTGAAGTGCCTATTGATCATCCTAATAAAGCAGCAATTGAACAAGAACTATACACTCAATTAGAAGAGCAGCTATACAGTAAAGACTTTAACGTTATCCTTAAACTAACGCCACCTGAGACACCTAACTTGTACCATAACCTAACAGTTAAGCACAATGTAGAAAAGGTTGTCTTCCTAAGTGGAGGATATCCAACAATGGAAGCGTGTCGTAGACTGAGTGCCAATAACGATGTGAGTGCTAGTTTTAGTAGAGCATTAAGTGAAGGTTTAAATTATAACTTGACAGATGACGAATTTAATGCTAAAATAAAGAATAACATTAAACAAATAACAGAGGCAAGTTAATGACATATATTCTAGTAGACACAGCTAACACGTTCTTTCGTGCAAGACATGTAGTACGTGGCGATATTGATACTAAAGTTGGCATGGCACTTCATATTACACTAAACAGTATTAAGAAAGCATGGCAAGACTTTAACGGTTCGCATGTTGTGATCTGCTTAGAAGGACGTAGCTGGCGCAAAGACTATTACGAGCCTTACAAGCGTAATAGAAAAGTTGCTCGTGATAAAATGACTGTAACTGAGAGTGAAGAAGATACAGCGTTTTGGGAGATCTTTGACGAGTTTAAGAACTTTATGACAGACAAGACTAACTGTACTGTTATTCAGCACAGGCAACTTGAAGCTGATGATCTTATTGCAGGTTGGGTACAAGCACATCCTAATGATGATCATGTTATTATTAGTACTGACGGTGACTTTGCACAACTTATTGCACCTAATGTAAAGCAATACAATGGCGTAAGTAATACTATTATTACACATGAAGGTTACTTTGACGACAAGAAATTAGAGCCTGTAATTGACAAGAAGACTAAAGAAGCAAAGCCTGCGCCGCAGCCTGACTTTATGTTGTTTGAAAAGTGTATGCGTGGCGACACTAGTGACAACGTGTTTAGTGCTTACCCAGGTGTACGCAAGAAAGGCACTAAGAACAAAGTAGGTCTTATTGAAGCGTATGCTGATAAGACTACAAAAGGTTACAACTGGAATAACATGATGTTACAGCGTTGGACTGATCATGAAGGCGTAGAGCATCGTGTACTAGACGACTACAATCGTAATGTTGTGCTTTGTGACTTAACTGCACAACCTGCAGACATTAGAGAGATTATTAACACAACTATTGCAGAGGTAGAGCCTAAAGAAATTAGCCAAGTTGGTATGCGCCTTATGAAATTTTGTGCTAAATGGGATATGCAACGTGTTGCAGAGCAAGCCCAGTATTATTCACCACCACTATCAGCGAGGTATATTAAATGACAGTTAAAGCAAAACCAATACTTGACGGAAAGTTTTGGATCTTAGAGGATCAAGGATCTAGAGTAGGAACATTACGTGTTGATGAAAATGACAAATATATTGTCAGTAACAGCACCGGTATAAGCAGTTTCACTCGTAGTTCATTAGCTTTAACATTCGGTAAAGACTTCTTTGAGACAAAGGCTACTATTACTAGTGCTGATGGCCCTGAGGACATTAATGGCTATTCAACAAGCACTACTCCGTATAATACAATGTATGATATAAAACGGAACTTGCCATTGTTTACTAAAAGTGATAAATCTAAAAGCTTGTATTGTGCAGGATACTATATTATTAGATTTGATAAAGGATGGGTAAAGAGTCACTGCCCTAAACTAATTACTCTTGAACGTTACCCTTACAATGGGCCGTTTAAATCAGAACTTGAAATGAGATCGGAGTTAAGTCGTGTCAACCGCTGAACCTATTAATACACAGCCCGTTCAACAGTTTATTAAAATTGTAGAACAAATTGATAAAGCAAATGGCAAAGAGGTTAAATTAAATATAACCACTGCCAAAACTCTTGCGAATACTTTAGGTATAGTAATGTCTAGACTAGCTGGAGATTATGAAAAACTATTGAAAAATTCTTCAGGTAACACAACAGTTACTGATACTTCAATTCAAATAGAACTAGACGGCGGCAGTAATTGGAAGTAAGAGATAAATATATGCGTAGTTAATTAAAGGAAATTGCGCATATGTCAAGACCTAAGCCAACAGTATTGTTAGAGTACATAAATCAAAAGACATATAAGGTCGAACAGATTTTAGATTCTGAAGCTATATGGGCTGTATTCTATCAGGAAAAGCCATTTAATCTAAAAAGTTCAAACTTATTAACTAGCTATCCTGGCCCTAAATATAAGAAGACTAGCTTTAGTAATCCGGGACATGCTCACAATCTTGCTAAGAAATTAAACGAATTGTTTGATACTGACGAATTTATTGTTTGTCAATTAACTACAGGCACTATAGTTACTGAAAATGAATAAAGACTCCTTAACAAAAGTATTTTTAAGAGCAGCAAATATGTCAGTAAATGAAGTAACTATTGCTGAATACTTTCCTATCTGGTGGAAGAATATAAGCTCTAATGGTGGACTACGTCTTACTGACGAAGGATTTATGTTTGTTACTGATGTAGTAGAATTAACAACATATGATGTACCCTTTCCGCGAGACTTTAAACTAACAGCACAAATCATTATCTTCTTAGATAAACTAATAGATTGTCCTTATTGGCTAGGTAAAGATCATATCACAGTAACGGACGAAAAGAAAGCAGTCGAACTGCATCTTTTCTCAGGCGACATGCGCAAGTATGGCCTAACTAAAGCAATGAAACGCCAAGATAATACTTGACATTCTAGCCGACCTGTAGTATTATAGTTAATATAAACTAAAGGGTGAAGCAATGTTTGCACATGAACGTACATGGATGGTAAGCGCAGATACAAATTTCCTAGGCTATGAATATGCTATGGATGAAACACAAGTAGCTGCTAAAGCAATTATAAAATACGGCGCACCTTCGAAATGGGGTGTAGAAGAATACTCAATTGCAAAAATAAAGTGGATTGAGGAAGATGACTAAGAGCGTTAGAAAACCGCAACAGCCAAAGCGTAGAAACTTTGAAGCAAAAGCAGTAAGAGATCCGCAAGGTCCTTTTCGCCCGCAAGTTATCAAAAACAAAATCAAAAAGAAACCTAAATATAATAAAATAGATTGGGATGAATAATGGCTACAACAGAAGAAAAAACAGAACTAGTAGAAACACTTAAAGGCCCACGGTTCTACAATATACAACTAAATGGATATGGTGGCGAAAGTGCGTACATGACTATTACAAAGGAAGCACACGACTTTTGGCATCCTATTTGTGAAGAACATGGCGACTATGATCTAAGTACATACATGAACAGTGATGGCGAAGAAGAAGACGAGTACGACAACATCGAAAGTGTGCCGCCGGAAGCACAGTTCTTGCATGATCCAGATCACGACAACTACAAGCGTCCTTGGTATGAGTCGCACACAGAGTTTGAACACTCAATGGGAGTCGAATGGGGTAGTGCATACATAGTAGTGGACGAAGTTGATTCAATGGAGTACAGTGCAGATCATGTTGCTAGTGTCATCGAAGGTGAGAACCTCTCAGACATGCTCAACGAACTTGATGAAGCAAGTGGTTATGAACTTGAACCGGTTATCATGGGCTGTGAAGATGAAGCACCAGAAGGCACAGAATATATTGCACAGTTATACTCAAGCGAAAAAGGTCAGTTCTTTGATGGCGTTATTGAAACTACTGGGGACTTTGATATTAAGAAACTAAAAGTGTACACAACAGAATACATGAATGGTGAAGACATTGTTACTAGCATCGAGTACGAAGGCAACGACATTGAAAACAACGGTGGCGATACTAACGGAAAAGGTTATTCGGCAAGTGTTTGGAAGTATTAACAGTAATTTCTATGAACTCGCTTAGGAAGTTGAAGTGTGTGGCTAGTGTGTTAAACAACTCAGGGTGTCTAGCACTAGCTACCATTTCATACGACGAACTGCCAATGTCTTGATAGTATCGTCGACTGAGTCCTTTGCGTGTTCCTATACTAGGAAACACACCAGCAACAAACAAACAAATGTCGCCAAGTTCTTTTGCTTCATTAGTTGTTTTAATCGTTAAGAAGGCTTGTGCAAATGTGTCAGGAAGAAAGTCAGGTTTGTCTACGTAACTAGAAAGGAGCATAACAACGTATGCTTCGATCGGCTCAGGTAAGTCATATCCGCGGGTTGCAGATGTTTCTTTTACAACGTCAAATAACGCTGAGGTATATGCATCATTCATATATATATTTAGTTGACAAAATATTATGTAGATGTTATAATTAATCATAAGGCAAACAAAGGCACAATCTAATGAGAACACAACCGCAAGATATTATCGCAAAGCTAGAAGCTGACAACAGCAAACTGGCGAAACAAGCAATTCTTAAAGAAGCAATGCAAGAAGGACTTGATGAGTTCTTTGAAGGCATTAGAATGGCACTTGATCCACTTGTAACATTTGGCGTTAAGCAAGTTCCGACACGCTCAGATGTACTCACAGGACAAGGTCTAGACTGGGCTACATTTAAAGTACTAGCAGAACAGCTACGCAACCGTGAGCTTACAGGACATGCGGCACGAGATGCAATTGAACTTGCAATGAGTGTTGCTACTACTGAACAGTGGAATGGCTTTTATCGTCGCATCTTAATTAAAGACTTGCGGTGCGGCATGAGCGAAAAGACTGTTAACAAAGTAGCCAAAGAGTTTCCGCAATATGCTGTTCCTATCTTTGGTTGTCAGCTTGCACATGATGGTGCTAATCATCCAAAGAAAATGACAGGTATTAAACAGATTGAAGTCAAGCTAGACGGAGTACGTGTACTAGCTATATGCCGTTCAGGTAAGGTAGAACTGTTTAGTCGTAACGGCAGACAGTTCCATAACTTTCCGCACATCATTGAAGAGATTGAAGCAGT